CTTGCCGCTCTCCCACTTCTGCAGGAAGCCCATCAAGAATGGGCTGGCGGTGACGAGGGTTGCACCCGCGACGACGATAGAGCCGACGAGAGCGCGCTTCGCCGCGGCCATCAATCGTCCTCCCCCAAAACGGCGAGGTCGGTGTCCAACTTCATGCCCCGGCGCAGGCGCGCAACACGCAGCTCGTGCTCGACAAGCTGCCGGCGGTTGGCTTCGCGCTTGTAGTACCACGCCAGCACCAGGCCACCCACGGCGACCAGCGCGCCGACCAGCCCGAAGAATTCGTTGGATAGGAACCACCCGACGCCGGTCATGCCGACGCCTGTCACGGATGCTTTGCCGCCGACGGCGGCCAAGGTGTCGATGGTTTCGGTTCGCATGCCTCGAATCATTCCGAGCCATGCCCAGGGCGTCGAACCCTAGAGGGGGCCGACTAGGCCTACCTCACCCTACCTCAGCCCAATGGCGAGAATTTCGACATTGCGTACGTAATCGAGCCGTCCTCTAGAAAGGAATATCGAGGGAAAACTCAAATGGGCCCTGATACCTGTACACGTCTTTCAACGCACCCGCTACAACGGCACGAATCTCAGGACTCGCATTCATGTACGCCAATACCTCGTCACTTTCAAAATAGCCAACGTGCAACAGGGACTTCTCTTTGTCCCAGTCCAAGAGCGGCTCCTCATCAAACTTTTCCAGCTTGAATCTCTCTGCCACTTTCCACTTAACCTTATGGCGAATCTTCTCGTTGAACTTCTTCGCCAGGGTATTCGCCCGTACGCGATTCTTGACGATATCCGAGTAGAAATCGTTGAGTTCAGCGGCAAACCATTGGACGTTGGCGGCATGAAGGCGACCGTAGTCATCAAGCGCACCAGGGACCGCGTCGGCTGTCAAGAATCTGATCCTTGAGAAGCTTTCGCGCTTGGCCACGATATATCTGGCAACGTACTGCTCAGAGCTCACGGCGGTGCCTTTGACTCCCTTACCCCTGTTCGCGAACATCAGGCGGTACATCTCGGAGTCCACGACCGAGATCAAGTTGAACTGATAAACAGCTCTACCCTTCTTCCGAGTTGCTAGGGAGGAGAGCTCATAGGCTTGGGCTTTCACCAGTGAAGTAATGGCACTGAAGATTGCCTTGTCATTTTTGGGAGCGCCGTTCGATTTGTTCATTTCCTGAAATGCAAACACCTCGACTTCCGGGTCGGCGACCGCTTCCTTGGCTCCAAGCGCACGCACACCACTGTGATACGCCTTTGCTTTGCCGGTGCGTCCGAGCTGGTAGGTCAATGCTGGGTCGTTTGACCATGCATGCAAAGGCCAGTAATCAGTATTCGGATCTTTGAGATTAATTTCTCGGGCCAGAAGCGCCCACGCATGTTCGTCGCTCTTCTTGCAGCTGATGACCAAGGTGGTGTACAGCTCGACCTCGTCGTTATCAAATCGGGTGACTCGATATGCAAGAAGATCCATCTCTCGCGGGATTTCCTCGTTGTCATCGACGTAGTACTTGCCACTGATTACGCTCCACCCCTTCGACTTGAGGGCCTGCGCAACCTCGTGCTCCAGCACGTAGCCAGTCTTCGAAATTTCAGCCGTAATGAGCTTCTCGAAATCGACGCCGTCACCTCGCATAGTTTGCCTCCTAGATCGGTGCACTGTCGGATTGTGACCATCGCGCGCGCACTTTCGTAGATGAATTTAGGCTTAAGCAGTCAGATGGACAGAGTCAGCTACGCACTCTCCTCTGTGCGGGCTATGCTCTCACGCATCTGGGCGCGCATCGCTCGCGGCGCCGTATCGGCGATCCGCTCGTCCTTCGACTTGCGCATTTCGCGCACCCGGCGCATCACATCGGGAATGCGTACCAGCATCGGTTGCTCAGGGTTCTTTCGATTCCACGTCGCCACTTGGTCGTGGGCCTCTTGCACCTTCTGCGGGTCGCTCTCGAAAATACCTTGAGCCCACAGCGCTCGAATTTCCTGGGCACGCAGGTTGTAAAAGGCCTTCGCGCCCTGGTTGATGCCGTTGGCTTCCTGGATGGTCGCGACGCTGTTGGGCTGGAAGCCGATGCTCTTCAGCGCGGCCTCCAGCGTGTTCGTGTCCAGCACCTTGTAGCCCTTGGCGTCGCGGTACATGCCGGTCGCGGCCATGTCCGCGCCCTTCGCCGCGTTGCGCACCGCCGCCGGTGACATTTCCAGCAGACCCGCTCCCACGTCGCCGGTGAGCACGCTGCGGCCGCCCGACAGGATGCGGCTGGCGAAGTCGCCCGCCGGCCCTGCGATCTCGAGCACGTCGCGCGCATGGCTGGTCTTCTCCAACAGCAGGCCCGTGCCGGGGATGAGGTTGCCCATGCCGAGTCGACCGGACACATCGAGTGGCGCGCCCGGCAGGCCGCTCACGCCCTTGTCGATGAACTGCGCGATACCGCGCGGCAGAAAGCCTTCGAGGAACTCCTGGCGTGCCTTCTTCGACGAGAAGTTGTACCCCAGCATCTGCGCCAGGGCATCAGCCGCGTCCTCCAGGTCTTCTGCAAACGGCAGGCCGCCGGCACCGCCCATCAGCAGCAGCATGCCCAATGCCAGTAGCGCCGCGCGCTTCCCATCCGCCCCCCCCTGGGTGTACATGCGATGCAGCAGTTCCAGGTAGGCCACGCTGTACGTCTTAAACGTCATCAGGGTGCTCCCAATAGCACCGCGTCCCCACTCCATCTTGTTTGCCTTTGAATACAGGAATTGAGTTTCGGTGATCGCCTGCCGCGCGAACTCTGCCGGGTCGACCATGCCCTGCGCCTTCGCGGTACGGTAGGCCGCGATGAAGGTAATCCGCCGGTTGAGTTGCTCCGCCGCGCCGAACACCTTCCCCCAGGCGAGCGACACGCGCGAAAGCGCGTTCTGTCCCAGCGCTCGCAGGTCACCGGCGCGGGTTCCATCGCCCGAGCGCAGTGAGCCTGCGCCGCGCGCCTGTGCCATCAGCTGGTGCACCTCTTGCGGCGCCACGACGCCTTCGGCTTCGGCTCGCTTGAGCGCCGCCGCGAGGTCGGGCTCGTAGTTGCGGCCGCGAGCGGCCAAGTCCTTGGCCGCGTGGCCGATCTGGGCGGCAGCCGCCTTGGCACCACCGTACTGGCTCAACCAGGGGAACGTCACTTGCACTGGCTGCAGCGCGTTCACAAGCGCCGACGCCACTGAGCCGCCCAGGTACTGTGCGAACAACAAGCCGCGCACCGCCTGCGCTTCCTCCTGCGGGTTCTTCACGTACTCGGCCAGCCGCACTGCGGCGTCCTTCAACTCGCCCTGTTCCTTCGGAATGGCGGTCACCGCCTCGCCGAGATCGCCCATGCGCAGGCCCGCGGCCGTCTGGCGCGCATTGCTGTAGACAAATGCAGCCAGAACGCGGCCCACGTCATCGCTGAAGCCGGCGATGCCCTTGCGGTGGATCAGCCGGCGCATGGCGCTGCGATTGGTCTTCGTGAGCTTGAGGTACTCCTGGAAGGCCTGGTCCTGCGCGCTGTCGCCCGTCGAGTCCAGGCCCAGCGAGTTACCAAACAGCTCGAGCGTCTCGGGCGTCACTCCAGCGAACAGCTTAAACGCCTCCTCCGACAACGTGCCCTGGCTGACACCTGCCTCACCGAACTCCTCGCGCATTCGCGCGGCCATCGCGTTAGCCTCGCGCGCAGTCTCGAACAGGCCGAAATACTGGCGCTCCCCGGCGGCGTCCACCGCGTCAACAGTGAAGCGCCCGAAACGCGACAGCGGCGCGTAGCCGCGCGCCTGCAGGTCACGCACCTTGTCGGCGCGGTCGATGATGCCGTTGGCGGTGTTCAACAACATGGTCGCCCGGTCGGGCCTATCGCCAGCGAGTTGCACCAGGTGATCGCGGATCAGCACGGCGGCCGTCTGCGCATCTGGCGCGTCCATGACGATGCCGCGTAGTCCCTTGGCGTCGTCGCCCGCGTAGCGCAGCATGTCGGCCCGCGCCATCGTGTCCAGGCTGCGGTCGGTGGCTTCGCGGAACTCGCGGTAGAGCTCCACCTGGCCATCGTTGAGATTGAACATGGAGCGCAGCTCAGCATCGCTCCAGACCACGCCCGCCTGCAGCATGCGCGACTCGAACCGCGTGCTCACCGCCTTCTCGTAGGACTCCAGAGGCATGCCCTGCCACGCCTTCAGCATGCGCTCGTCGAGGTGGCCATTGCGCAGCAGGCGCTGCGCCTTCTGCTCGGCGGTCAGACCAGCGGCCGCATCGATCAGGCTCTGCACCGGCACGGCCTTGCCCTGCTCGTCGCGGGCCCACGTCAGCGTGCCCTCGAACACCGGCTTGGCGACAGCCTTGTTGTCGGCCGCGGCCACGGGCGACTTCTTGATGTCGCGCCACGTCTCGAGCTTCGGCAGCAGCTTCGGCGCCAGCTCGGCGGCGTCGTTGGCGAAGAAGCTCACGTCGTCCACGAAGCCCTGCGCGGCTTCGAACACCGGCTTGAAAGCTGGCGAGCGCTCGGCGAGGTTGTACATGGTGCCGATGGTCTTGTGCCACCACGACAGTGTGCCGGGCGCGCTGAAGGTCTTGTTCAGTTCGGCCGTGGCCGTGCGGGCGTAACCTACCACCTTCGAACGGCTGAACAGCGCATCAGGTTTGGACTCCTCGACCGAGGCGCGGCCGAAAGTCGGCACAGCGTCCGGCACGGCCGCGCCGGCGCCACGCTCCACGAAATCGCGCGCCGGCAGGATGAAGTTGCGGATGATCTCGTCGTCGGTCAGGCGCAGCCTGCGGAAGCCCGGAACGTGCTCACGCAACCAGCTGCGGATGGCAGCCACGGCCCGACGCACGAAATGCAGCTCGGGCGTGCGCTGCGCCATTTCGGCCAGCACCTCCTCGGCCGCCGCGCGACGGTCGAGCTTGTTGACACCGCGCAGGCCGTACTCGCGGATCTTGGCGTCCACCTCGGCGCGGCGCATTGTCGCCACCTGGTTGAGCACCCCGTCGAGCTGCTTGCCGAACCGGCCGCGGAGCCCGTGGTGGCCCAGCACCTCGTGATAGAGCACGCGGGCGGCGTCCTCGGCCGTGGCGAGTCGTGAGGCCATGACGTAGGCCTTGCCGCGGTAGTAGAAGCCCTCCGGTGCACCGCGCGCGCCGCCGCTGCGCTGTTTGAGGTCGGCGCGGCGGGCTGCATCTGGCACCACCGGGTCACCCATGTCGAAAGCGACCACGATGTCCGGGGAATTTCCCCATGCGGCTCGGATGGCATCGACGGTCTTCTGCACCGACGCGACCGCTTGCGTGCGCGCCTGAGGCGAGTAGGTCGGGCGGCTGAGGGTGCGCATCGCGTTCGCGACGGCCGTCGGCAGTTCGGCGGTGCCGTCGTCGGAGCGACGGAACAACGCCATGTTGCCGCCCTCGCCCTCCCTCGTCTGGATCACGGACACCAGACGGTCGAGCGCCTGGTTGATGGCAACGCGCTCGGCGCCGTGCGGGAAGGGTCGCTTCACGCCCCAGGGGGTCGGGATGCCGACATTCTCCGGTCCGTAGTTGAGGAATGGGCTCACGCCGCCGCGTTCGGCGATACGGTCCTCAACGTAGCCTTGGAAGGCGCGCGCAGCCATCTCTTGCGGCGTCGTCCAGTAGTCGGTGCCCCGGCCCTGGTCGAGCTCCTTCGCGTCCATCGCGAACTGCGTGGGCACCATGCGGATCTTCTCATTGCCAGACTGGGCCTCCGCCAGCATCTTCAGACGACCGGCATACAGCTGAATTTCGCTGCGCAGTCGGTCGAGCGATCCGTTGCCGTCTGACTGAAATCCGCTGCGGCCACGCACGGCCTTCGTGATCACGCTGATCTGCTCGAGCGCGTCGTTCGTCCAGCGCACTCCAGAGAGCACACTTCGGCCCTTGCTCTCGACCCGTATGTCCAACGCCTTGCCGTCGAGGATGCGCTGAGCCACAGTGTCAAACTCGGCCAACTGCTCCGCGCTGGCCGGCTTGTTGTTCCGCTTGAAGTAGCGCGTGTCGAGCTGCTGCGCGAGGCCCGCGCGGAGTTCAGCAAGCCGACGCTCAACGCCTTCGCGAGCCCGCGCGACGAATCGATCAGCCTGGGCCGTGTCGTCGACGTAGCCCTCCGCCTTCCGCGCGATAGTGCGCATCAGGCTCTCGTAGGCCTCTCGCACTTCCGCGCGTACGCCCGAGCGCTCGCCGCGCAGACCGCCGCTCGCCGCTTCGCGCTCGAAAGAGTTGCTGACCGTCAGCGAGCGCGTGCCGTCCTTGTCGATCACCCATTCCGCCGACGCCTTGCCGTCCTGGCGGCCGAAGTAGTGGTCCATCGCGTGGAACCACTCATGCGCCAGCGAGCCAGCCCCGTTCATCTTGGTAAGGTTGATGACCGCCTTCTCAGGCTCGTAGTGCGCGCGCGCTCCGCTCAGGCCGCTGCCACGCGCACCGAAGGCCAGCGCCAATTCACCGTTCAGGCTGATAGCGCGCGGCGGGATGCCCATCACCTCGGCGAGGTCCAGCAGGCCATCGTAGGCGTCGTTCAGCAGCTGCTGGCGGTCGGCCTGGTTGTTCCAGTTGCCGAACTCCACGCCTCGGAAACCGAAGGTATCACCGAAGTCGCCGTCCTTCACGTCGCCCGTGCGGCGTTCGACACCGACACGCTGTTCGCTGGCAGGCCGCGGCAAATCAGCCTCGCCGAAGGTGGTGTTCGTTTCGATGATGACCTGGGCGTTCTCGGCCATGTAGCGCAGCGCATCCTCGCGGTTTTCGAAGGTTTGATCGACCACCTTCACGCGCTTGCGGTC